ACGAAATATATTATTATGAGCAGTTCTATTGCGCCTGTGATAATATGCGGGAGGTCCGGGAAGAAATCGAAAAATTAAAGAGGTACGAAATATGAGTAGAAAGCCGATTGTTTCACGAACAATAAATACTACCGTGTGCAGCCTGGCAGTCAAAGGCAAAGACGGGGTTGATAATTTGAAAGTAGCAATAGCCGGATCCTGGAAGGACGAAGAAGATCTTTTAAAGAAGTGCCGCGTATTGTGTGACGGGATTCCGATTATCGGGATCATTGATCACTACAGCCGACCGGTCCTCTATGGGATGAGTGAACAGAAGTTTATCGAACACGCGAACGTGTTAGATATAAAAACGCGCAGACCAATCGAATATTAAAAGAAAAGGAGAAAAAAGAAATGGTCAAAACAAGCATTATTGAAACAAGCAAGGAACTTACAGCAAAACAGAAGGTACAGTTAAAGAACCTGTCCGATGCCTACAAGCTGGACAAGGAAACGCAGATCGGGGAGGTGATCCTGGACGTTGATATGTACGCCGTTCTTTCGATCGACAACGACAAAGTGGACGACGGCCCATATGAAACGTATGTGATCCTGGATAAGGAAGGCCGCAAATATACCACCGGGTCGCCGTCCTTCTGGGGTTCCTTCATGGATATCTGGGAAGAAATGGCCGAATCCGGCGAAGACTGGAAACTTAAGATATACCGCGCGCCGTCCCGCACTCGTGAAGGAAAAGACTTTATCACCTGTACGATCATCTGATCCGTTTTAATGCAGCCGTAAATTTACGGGGCCGGCCGCGGCCGGTCCCGTTTCCTATCTCCGGAGGTATTCGAATGTCAAAGAAAAGTCAGTTATTAAGCGAATACCGGAAGCAGCGCCGCAGGATCCAGCAGAATATCCGCCGAATGAAAAAGCGCGGGTATATTGTGCCGGAGAAGGCGCTGCCGAAGAAACCGAAAAAGATAACCGAAGCAAGTATTAACCGTCTTAAGAAGGTTACACCGGAAGAACTTTATAAGAAATCAAAAGCGAAAACCGAAACCGGAAAGATCATAACCGGAACCGAAAAACGAAAACAGGAACGCCAGGATAAAGCCAGGCGCGCAGCCGTTACCAGGCGTGCAAACGAAGCGCGGCGTAAAAAGTGGCTGGAAGATGTACTAAACACGCCGGAACCGGTAACGCCGGAAGATCTGTATCCTGCGGTTAAAGCTGCCGAAGATGAAGAAGAATATCCAAACGAAGGCGAACTAATCTATAAACAAATAAAAGAAATGATCAACGAAGCCGGCCGAAACAATAAAAAGGCCGCGGATCATCTGGATGCTGTTCTTCAAGGTGAAATCAATCAATATGGTTATAATAAAGTAATGGAGGCATTGAGCCAGGCGCCGGAAGAAATGTTGATGTTGGCCGATATCGCGATCCGATATGGTCAGGGGTCCGGATCCCATGATTCCGCGATCCGTGAGATGCTGCATTTAATAAAAGGCAGCATACCGACGGCGGAGGAATTATCGGATCTTCAGGATTTTATAGACGGCGATTCAGATTTTGATCCAATGTCCGTTTTATTGGAGGATTAAAATTAAATGGCAAGGAAACGAAAATTTAAAACACTGGTCTGCGATTTTGAAACAACGGTTTACGACGGCCAGATAAACACGGAGGTCTGGGCGTCGGCCGTTGTTGAGATCGGGACCGAAGACGTTAAAGTCTTTCATTCGATCGATGATACTTTTAAATACTTTCGGTCCCTGAAAACAAATCTGATCTGCTATTACCACAATTTAAAATTTGACGGGAATTTCTGGTTAAGTTACTTATTAACTAAACCGAAATTTGAACCGGCGCTGGAAAATCCGGAAGAGGATCCGGATCATTATACATTCCGTGAAACGGAAGATATGTACAACAACACTTTTAAATATGTGATATCCGATCAGGGGCAGTGGTACTGCATCGATATCATGATTGACAACTATCTGATCGAGATCCGCGACAGTCTGAAACTGCTGCCTTTTTCCGTTAAAGAGATCGGGAAAGCGTTTAAGACGAAGCATCAGAAATTAGATATGGAATACACCGGATACCGCTATGCAGGATGCCGGATCACGCCGGAGGAAGAACACTATATAAAGAATGACGTTCTGGTTGTAAAGGAAGCATTGGAAACGATGTTTTCCCAGGGTCACGATAAAATGACAATCGGCGCTTGCTGCCTGAGTGAATACAAATATATTCTAACGAAACCGATCTATAATTATTTCTTTCCGAAGCTGGAAGAATTATATCTGGATCCGAATATATACGGATCCGAAACGGTAGACAAATATATCCGCAGGAGTTATAAAGGCGGATGGTGTTATCTGGTACCTGAAAAGGCGGGCCGGATCTTTTCCGGCGGGATCACTGCCGATGTTAATTCTTTATATCCTTCCATGATGAGCAGCGAAAGCGGGAACGAATACCCTGTTGGATTGCCTACGTTCTGGACCGGAAACCGGATACCGGACGAAGCCAGGAAACCGCACAAATATTATTTTGTCCGGTTCCGCTGCCGGTTCCGGATCAAGTCCCAAAAATTACCCTTCATTCAAATAAAAGGTAGCTGGTTCTATCTCGGGAACGAAAGTTTAACTACTTCAGATATTCGGGATCCGAAAACCGGAAAATACAGCCGGTATTATATCGGTTTTGATGGAACGAAAAAAGACACGGTTGTAACCTTAACGTTAACGTGTACGGATTATATTCTTTTTCGCGAACATTACGACGTGTTTGATCTTGAGATCCTGGACGGGTGTTATTTTAATGCGCGTTCCGGTATATTTGATTTATACATTGAAAAATATAAAAAGATAAAATTAGAATCAACCGGAGCGCTGCGAACGCTGGCGAAGCTGTTTTTAAACAACTTATACGGTAAAATGGCAGCCAGTACGGATTCATCATTTAAATATGCTTATTTAAAAGAGGACGGATCCGTCGGCTTTTATGGAATCAGCGCCGCAGATAAAAAAGCGGGTTTTATAGCGGTTGGGTCCGCAATAACGAGTTATGCGCGAAATTTTACGATCCGCGCGGCTCAAAATAATTATTATGGTCCTGATCAGCCTGGTTTTATATATGCCGATACGGATTCTATTCATTGTGATCTTACGCCGGATCAGCTGAAAGGTATACCGATCCATGATAAAAATTTCTGCTGCTGGAAGATCGAAAGTTACTGGAATGAAGCGATCTTTTCGCGTCAAAAAACATATATAGAACACGTCACGCACGAAGACGGGGAACCGGTTACGCCGTATTATAACGTGAAATGCGCGGGGATGCCGGAACGCTGCAAGGATCTTTTTGTTTACAGCCTGGAAGGAAAACGCGCGGAAGATCTTCCGGATCCGACGCCGGAACAGATTGAATTTTTAAGCGCGCCGGCGCGATCTTTAAAAGATTTTGATATCGGTCTGAAAGTTCCCGGAAAGCTAATGCCGAAACGGATTCCGGGCGGAATGATATTAAAAGAAGGTTTTTATGAAATGCGTCCGTGATATACTTAAATAATAACGCCGGTATACTTAAGTATACCGGCATTAAATATATCACTAACCGGAGTGAAGCGGAGCGCGGGACACAAAACCGAATAATCCGACGGCGCCGTCTTCCAGGCGTGTGATCCGTGGGATCCATTCCGATCAGATCCGGAGGATACCTGTTAATAACTGATCATCTTTAAAAGCGCGGATTTGCATTTAAGATCTTTAAACCGGAAAGATCCGCGCTCAAAATAAAATCTCATATTTTTAATAAACATATCATTCTTTTTCAGCATTACATAATTAATCTGATGATCGTCTGTTGTAACGCTGATCTTATACGGATTCGATAAATCCGGGTGATCATCCGCGTAAATTATACCAGCTGCGGGAAATTCCCGCAAGGCATAATATACGCCGTCACATACAAATGTTGCCAGGTACCGGCCGGATCCGGGCGGCTTTTCAATAAATGATTCGTTATCATTCAGATAAACGGATTCCAGCGAATAGGCAATATAGGGATCCGACGCAAACGCCTGATTAAAACCGGATTCTTTTTGCGCTGCGTGTGCGGATTCAACATAACCCTGCTCTAAAATATACCCGTTGCCTTTTAAAAATTTCGTATCTTTTTTCAACCGGTCTGTAATACCCAGCGCGATATAATAAGGGTTCAGGATCGAAACCGGGTTCGAAAGCATAAAGACGGGAACCGGCCGATACTGTTTACCCTGGCCGCGCGCTATGGAAGTATGGACCGATATAAATTTCCGTATTTCTTCGGAGCAGTAATGGTTGTTTTCTGATTGAAATTCATCAAACAATATCCGCTGGACGTCAGAAAACAAATGCGAGTATTTTTTGATCTGATCCGCGGAATTTAAAGAAATAGCATACCCGCAGTTTTTTAACTCTTCGGATCCGACGTGCTGAAGGTATAATTCGTGATAGATTCCTTTTGCGCAGCTTTTCGAAGTCATTACATAATCCGGAAAGAACAGCGCGGAGATATCTTTAAAGAATTTATCCGCGATATCATCCAGTTCGTAATTGAACCGGTAAAGCAGCGCGAACTTTTCACCAGTTTTTAAAAACCGGTTTAAACAAAGCCGGCCGAAGTACGTTGTCTTACCGCCGGTCCTGTTCGTAGTAACTAGATATAATTCCGGAGTATTTCCGGAGAGATCTTTCATGGATAATAATTTAGTTCCGTCGTAATATTGTAACATAATTGTAAAATTTATTTAACATTATAGTATAAACTTTTTGTTTATTGTAGCATACTATTGAAACAAATTTCAATATATGCTAATATAAATAATAACAATATGTTGTGGAGGCGTAAACGTGCATACACTTTATCCGGTATTTGCTGCTTTAATCTTTAACGCTCTGGACCTGATCAGCGGGATAATTGCCGCGGTCCGGAACAAAGACGTTAAAAGCCAGAAATTACGCGACGGCTTGTTTAAAAAATTCGGCTTTATCATCTGCTATTTTCTGGCCTGGCTGATCGATAATGAAGGTGCGGTTATAGGCTTTCAGATCGGGGTTAAGGTCCTTCCGATCATCGTTCTATACTGCTGCACGACTGAAACGGTATCGATCATTGAGAATATCTGCCGGATCAATCCGGACCTGGTTCCGGAGAAATTAAAAGAACTTTTCCATATTACAGAATTAAAGGACGATCAAAAATGATTTTTGAGCCAGTTACAAGCGGATCCTCCGGAATATGTGTTTATATCCTTCAGGCGTTATTCCGCGCTTTACAGTATGTCGGTGCGGACGGTCTTCCAATCGTGGTTGACGGTAACGCCGGTGAAAATACGGTTTTTGCGATCAATAAATTCCAGGAGATCCAGCGCGCTTATGGTTATGAGTGCGGGACCGACGGCGAAAATGACGGCGTTTTCGGGATGGCCTGTTGGGAACGTCTGGGGATGATCTGATCATGGCAAACATTCAGAACGCCTATCAATGGAGCATTAACGCGTGTAATAATCCGGATATCGGTTATTCGCAGGAATACCGGAACGCGCAGATCATAGACGGGATCTGTTATTATGACTGTTCGTCTTTCGTCTGGTTC